ACACAGAAAGAAGTTGTTGATGATACATTCGAGGAGAACATCATTTCAAAGCCTTATGATTTGAGTTCGGAAGTATCTTCAATTTACAGTGAAGCGGAAGAAAATCTCAGCTACGAAGCTGACTTGGTTCTTAAATACATTCTTTCCCGTGATTGGGAGAGTGCAACGAGGAGAACATCTCCTTCATTGGCTCAGATTCGCAAGAGATTCGGCTTTACACAAGAAGTTGTTGATTCTGTAATGTCTGAGATTAAAAATTATTGGAAAAATCTGAAAGTTGCTTAAACTTATAAAAACTCCCTTTTTAGGGAGTTTTTAATTAAATATTTGAATATGACTATTGACACAATTAAAACTACGGTTGAAGAATTCATAAAAAGATTGCAACTCCCTGAGGCGAAATACTCTTTTAAGACAAATACATCTAGTGAAAGTATTGAATTTATGATTCTTGTAAATGGAAAATTAAAAAATTCATTGCTTTTGACAAATGGTTCATTGAAAGTCATTTACGATGATAAATATGGCAGTTTGGATTATATCTCTCAAGATTTCTTGACACCAATATCATTGGTATATTATCTCTGCATATTTTTCTTTACTGCTGTTTCTGAAATTTCCGATATGGATTTCAATGATTTACTTTCAATTATATTTATGAATGAGATTTACGATTGGAAAACTTTGACACAAGGCATTTCTGAAAATTTAGGATTGACTTATAAAAAAATTGACAATTATGTGACTGTGAATGATATTCCGATTCATTACGTTTCTTTTACAAATACAATTAAAATTGACACAACTGAGATTAAACTGGAAGATTCTGATTATTGCTCAATTGTCGAAGCAATATTCAAATGTGTAGAATATGTGGCCAATCTCATGGATGTTTCAGATAATCTTTTTACAGGTGTTGAAGAATCTACTACAAGCAATCTTCTCGAAGAAGAAGGAGAAGAAAATGACAAAGGCGAAGAAGGTTCTATGGGAGATTCTTCTGGTGGTGATTTTAATATGGATATTGATATAAACGAATCTGATTCAGAAGGGTCTCCAGAACCAGTTGAAACTACAGAAAATCAAACATTCGAAGAACCACAAAGTGCTGTAGTGGAAGTTGAAGATTTGTTAGAATAGACTTCTTAAATTAAATATTTTTTTATGAGCGATAAAAAAATAACAATACCTCAAAGGGTAAAACATTTTATTTTCCCTGAAGAAACTGAAGACCTCTTCAAAAAAGTCGAAGATTATAATAATTTCGCAAATTATTCTTTGGACATGTCTCTGTCATCTAGGTCTGTTTTGAACAATCTTAAAGATGTTCCGAGTATGTTGGGTGACCCAATTTGTAGTTCAGCTGTTAAATGCGTCATGCAAACATCTTTTCAACCAGACAATGAAGGTAAATTGTTTGTTTTGAATAGTCCTTTCGATTCAATAACTAAAGAATTAAAAAATTTCCATAACGATATAAATGCCGATAATATAATTTTGACAACGGCTTATAATTTACTTCTTTGGGGACAATTGCCTTGGAAACATCATTTTAACGGTCAAGGTGTTTTGGAAAGAGTTTCTCCAATTCCTGATTTCACTCAAGTTACACCTGTAGTTATTTCTGGAAAGATTGTAGGATTCTTGAACGAAGAAGGTAATTATGTACCTTCGTATGAATATACTTATTCTCAACTTGATTTTTATAAGAATCTCGGTGGAAATTCACAGCAGATGTATCTTACAGTGGGAGACAATGAACAATCTTTCAAAAATGAATTTCAATACACTGATTCATATCTTAGTTCGGCTTCAAAACCGTGGAGAAATGTAAACATAATTGAAGATGGTCTTTTGCTTAATCGAATGGACCAGTCAAATTATTATCGCATTATCTCGGTGAATGTTGGTGGTCAGGTTTATAGCAAATCTGCCATACAGGTACTTAATTACTACAGAAATCTTTTCAAAAAAGTACGAAGAATAAATTATGATTCAAACGGTATGTCTAGCCGAGGAAACGGACAAGAATTTGAAGTCATTGTACCTCAAACTCAAAATCAAGGTATTGACATCAAAGAAGTTGCCGGTAATATGGACATAAAGGCTCTTAAAGACCTCGATACTCAATATCAGAGACTTTTTGCTGCACTTCAAATTCAACCTTCAATGATTGGGTTCAGTTCGGACACGCCGTCATCTTTAGGAGATAGCGCCGCCATAACATGGGACAAAAGATTTGCGAAAGTTTGTAAAACACTTGCGTACAGCACTTTCAATGTCTTGAAAAATATCGATTATTATCATCTTAGGTCTTTGGGATATAATGTGAATGTGACAGATTGGTCTTACAGAACTGTATCTCAGACAATGATGGAAGATGCCGACAAAGGTGAAACATTGAAGTTGGCTTCTGAAAATCTCACTAAGATTTCTGAAGTTTTGAGAAATATGGATGCAGAATACAATAAAGAATATTTGGCAAAAACTTTATTGGGTGATGCATTGGCCAATTACGGTATTGATACCGAAAAACTTTTTCAAAAAGAAACAGATATAGGTGGGCCTGAAGATGGTCAGATGATGATTGGAACTTCATTTAGAAAGGGCGGTTTCAATTCGTTCAAAAAAGAAATTTTGTCAAAAGATACACACATTATGTCTCTTAATGGAATGATTAACGATAAAACTTCCAAAGAAATTATTTCCGCTATTTGTGGAAACAACATGGACTCAACCTCAATAATAAGTGAGAAAGTCGTACCTTTGACATTAAGACAAATGGTTTCTTCTTCAGTTGTCAAAAAAGATAATCCGTTGAATCTTGAAGGATTTGTTGTTTTTGTAGATGAAGAATCCGATGAGATTTCTTCTAAGTTCAAATTGAGTTCAAGTGATGGCGACGGAATCCCGTTTAATTTCCCTATTTATTGCAGTAAAGATATTAGCATAACAGCTGGTGATTTGGATATGATTGGAAATAAGAGTATAAATAATCTTTATATTGATTCACAGGGTAATCATTATTTGACTTCTAAGGCTGATGTTTGCACATATCTTTACAACTATATGAATGGAAGTTTTGATAATTACGTTGCTAATGTTTGGAAAAGAAATTCCAAATTGGTATGAGGTTGAATTATGAATAGTATTAAAGTCAAGAAGCCTATTTTTTCTTTTACAATCAAAGAACTTCTCGACAATCGTGATGGTGACTTTATTCATCATGACAAATATACTCAAGAATTGCAGTCTCCTGTTTTGAAATACTGTTATGCCAATACATTGAGGTTCGAAATAAAATCTTCAAAGTTTGGTCAGAAAGTAAAAGTGAAAAATGGTCAAACAGGAACAAATGTCACAAAATACGATGTTTTTGTTTTGTTCGAAGATTTTTACACTATTGGAAAAGACAAAGATATTTCCCTGGAAGATGCCATAGATTATGCCGTAGGGTTCGGTGATATTCATCTTCGCTGTACGTGTCCTGCTGCAACATATTGGGGGTACAATTATATCCAAACAGAGTTCAAAACGCTCTATGGTATTCCACGAGAAAAGCGTTTTCCAATAATTAGGAATCCCAATTTGAAAGGAACTATCTGCAAGCATGAGGACGCAGTGTTACAGTATATCCAGCGTAACAAAGCTCTTATAGCCAAGATGTTTGCTGAATACTACAACAGGTTGAATGAAGGTCAGTCAATCTATGCCGTCAACACCAACGGAACTACTATTACTATAGGCCACAAAGAAGGTGAAAATGATGTGTTCTTTGACCAGCAGGTTGAAGAGACAGAAAATGAAGAAACTAAGGAGGACGAAGATTTGAAAAAATCGGAAGAAAATGAAAACAATCTTCTTGAAGAGGAAGATGTCAAAGAAGAATCTGAGACTAATGATGATTCAGAATGGCACATCGAAGACCCTACTGAAGGCGTCATTTGGGACGAGGACTAATATATTTTTGTGAGGAGAATTTTAATATGAAAAAACTGATTAAATCTTCAGCACTAGAAGATGCTTTTACAGTTTATCCATGGTCATCTGATGTTTCATACATTGACGGTGATTCTGGATTGGGATTGTCTTATGTTGTCGAGGCTTATGGTGACGAGTTCATGAACCTCGATGAATCTACTTTGGAAGATTCCAGGGATATTCTTGAGCGTTATTTTGACGATGATGCTTATGTTCGTGATTGGAATATCAATTATCCGGACGAAAATATCGAGTCAATTTATGATGTCGTGGAACCTGAAGATTTGTCAGTAGGTGAACTTGCAAGATATTTTGATTACGAAGCGTATGGTCGGGACATCCGTCTTGAAAACAATATGATTTGGGACAGAACTAGAAAATGTTGGTTCTCAGGTGTAGACACAGATGAATACGACGAGGACAATGTTGTCTTTTTGAGCAACAGCAGGAAATCAATTAAATCTGGTAGATATGTAGTTGAAGATGAAAATGGAGAGGTTATTGCTTCTGCTGACACTTATGAAGAAGCTGAAACAGTTGGTGGTGCCAAAATTGTTGATAGCAATAATATTTCTCAGAGTAAAGTTGGTGACCTTAGAACTAAATTCATTATGGGTGATATGACTGAGGATGAACTTTTCGATGCTCTCATCGATGAAGTTGACAACGATAAAGCCGAGAGACTTGTTGAGAAATGGAAACCGAATGTAATCAAACAGAATATTTCTCAGTCAGTTGACAAGGCTGTTGGTGAAGCTGAAGATTATTTTGGTACATTAGCAAATGGAAATACCGTCTGCTGCACAAATATCATTACTCTTGCGGATAAAGAAGAAGTCCAGAAAATTGCTGAGAAGAATGATTGTGATGTAAAAATTGGTGAGTTCTCAGTCGTTTTCTTTGACAAAAAAGAAGCTGCCGACAATTACAAAGAAATGCTCGGACAGTCAAAAAAGCCAATCACATCTGCAAATAATTACGGTTGGGAGATAGATTCTTCAGAAGCATTCACAGCTTTGGACAGCTTTGAAGCCGCTTATGGAAATGAGACAGCTTTGAATGAACTTTCACAGGCAATGGGTACAGATTCTTTGGAAGAAAACCTGGACTACATTGCTCAAAGCTTTGATTTTGCAGATGAAGTTGAAGGCAAAGATGTTTGGGAAAAGTTTGATATTGCAAAAGAGATTCTTGGAGACGAACTTCTTGAAAATCTTGCTAGGGCAATGGGAGCTGACGAACTTGCTGAATGTATGGCTTTTATCTTCAGACAGTATGATTTTCAAGATGATGAAATAACATCTTCCCGAAAACCAATTAAATCTTCTGTAGAATCAATAAAAGATATTGTTGAAGATTCTCTAATTGCAGATTATATTTCGGAATGGTCAATGTATGGTGATGAAGATAATTCGATTACAAAACTTGCAAGAGAATTACAAAACGACCCCGACAATAAAGAACTTCTTGTAAAATTCCTTAAAGAACATGCAAAATGGGCAGATGATTCCGACATTAAAGATGAGGCTGACAATTGCAGAAAATATCTTGATGAGTTGCAGCAAGTGAACAGTTCCCGAAAATTATTGAAATCAAATATTGGTATAGATGATGAAACTGTAGTTGAAATTCTTGAGAATGGGCATTGGGAAATGGTCGGTCTAGATAACACTCCGGAAGGTTGGTCTACTAATGGAAAAGCAAAAATCTTCAAAAATGAAGAAGTTGCAAGAAGTTCCGCGTTGATTAAAAGACTTGCCAATGCTGGTTATTCTGAAAAAGATGGTAATTTACGATTCTCGCAGTACAATTAGTTGTCTCGAATGACTTCAATCTCAAAGGGTTCCTTGTTTAGGAACCCTTTTTTATTTGCATAAGATTTCTGTTTTTCAACAGACCAGCCTGCTTTTTTCATTTTAGAGTACATAGAACTTTCAAAAAGTTTGATATTATGGTTGGTAATACGACCCTTGAAAAGCAATATGGTTTTTACATGTTCATTCGGCCTGTGTGCAAACTGTCTTATTTCCTGATTTTTTTTGTCAATCCAATAAAAATGAAGTTCACCTCTGTTTGATTGAGGCTATTAAGGCAAAATTGAAAGATTGGAATAATGTTGAAATTCATTTACTTTCGCCAAAA